ATCAGAAGAGCGGCACTTATCTCATTATTTTCAGCAGATGATGAAGAAATGATTTCTTGTAAATCAGGAAATTGGTGGGAACAAAACGCACAAAGAGGTAGAGCAAATAACTCAGCGGTTCTTCTTCGTCACAAAATCACAAAAGAATTTTTTATGGATTTGTGGAAACGTATTGAGTTATCAGGAGCAGGTGAACCTGGAATCTATTTATCTAACGATAAAGATTGGGGAACAAACCCTTGTTGTGAAATCGCACTTAGACCATTTCAATTCTGTAACTTATGTGAAGTAAATGCGTCTGATATTGAATCACAAGAAGATTTTGATAAAAGAGTTAGGGCGGCATCATTCATTGGAACATTACAGGCGGGATATACAGACTTCCATTATTTAAGAGATATTTGGAAAAGAACAACAGAAAAAGATGCACTTATCGGTGTTGGTATGACAGGTATTGGTTCAGGTGTTGTATTGGGTTATGATATGAAAAGAGCGGCTAAGATGGTTAAAGAAGAAAACGAAAGAGTTGCCGGTCTTATTGGAATTAACAAATCAGCAAGAACAACAACAGTTAAACCATCAGGTACCTCATCATTAGTATTGGGAACATCATCTGGTATTCACGCTTGGCATAATGATTATTATTTAAGAAGAATCCGTGTAGGTAAAAATGAATCAATCTATTCTTACTTGGCGATTAATCACCCTGAGTTAATTGAAGATGAGTTTTTCCGTCCTCATGATACCGCAGTAATTACTATCCCACAAAGAGCACCTGAAGGATCAATAGTAAGACACGAGTCAGTATTTCAGATGTTAGAAAGAGTTAAGAAAGTTTCTCAAGAATGGATTAAACCAGGACATAGAAATGGACAGAACACTCACAATGTATCCGCAACAGTATCAATTAAAGAAGATGAGTGGGATTTAGTTGGGGATTGGATGTGGAATAACAGAGATTTCTATAACGGACTTTCAGTATTACCATACAACGGAGGAACTTACACACAAGCACCTTTTGAAGATTGTACACAAGAAGACTTTGAAAGATTGGTTAAAACATTATCAGATGTTGATCTTACAAAAGTTATTGAGTTACAAGATAATACCGACCTACGAGGAGAAGCGGCTTGTGCTGGTGGGGCTTGTGAAATTGTGTAATCATGAAAGTACAATGGGGAAACGATACAACGCTGACATATCAAATATTGTTGGCGTTTTATAACCAAAGAAAAAATAACTAATATGAATGTAGGAGCATCTAAAGATTGGGTACAACAATTATATGTTAGAGAATTTGGTCCTAAACTACAACCAAACGAGTTCTACTATGATAAACAAGGTAGAATGGTTATGACCGAAGAGTATCATATAAGAAGAGGTAAGTGTTGTGGAAGTGGATGTTTGCATTGTCCTTATGAGCCTCAATACGAAAGAGGAAATCAAAACCTTAAAGAATCCTTACGAAAGTAAGGATTTTTTTATTTATATAAAATTTAGTAAGACTATATTTATTTAATATGGCAAATGGTGTTACATACGGAATAAATTTCCCATTTAGACAGAGTACTAATGGAAAATATTTATCACTTTCTGAACAAACAGATGATGAAATTAGAAGTAATTTAATACATTTATTACTAACAAGAAAGGGGTATAGATATTACTTACCTGATTTTGGTACAAGACTATACGAATATATATTTGAGCCTTTAGATGGTGAAACTTTTGAGGCAATTAAAAATGAAATACAAGAAAGTGTTTCTGAATATATACCAAACCTAACTATACAAAACATAACTATAGAACCATATATTGAATCTGATAATAATTTTGAAAGAATAGAAACGCAAGAATTTAACGAAGAAATATATAGATTACCCGGCGCAAACACAGAAGAATACACTGCTAAAGTTAAAATAGAATACACTAATGAAAGTAACCCGTTTGGTTCTAGAGAATTTGTAATAATTAATATTTAATATTATATGGCAAACAATAAAATTTCATACACTAATAGAGATTTTGTAAGTTTAAGAGAAGACTTATTAAATTACACACAACAGTATTATCCTGAACTAATACAAAATTTTAACGACGCATCTTTATTTTCTGTCTTTATGGACTTAAATGCTGCGATAGGAGATAACTTACATTATCATATTGATAGAAGCGTTCAAGAAACCGTATTACAGTTTGCGCAACAAAGATCTTCGGTTTTTAATATTGCCAGAACCTACGGTTTAAAAATACCGGGATATAGACCATCAGTTGCTATTGTTAATATCTCAATAACAGTACCACCATTTGGTGACGCACCGGACTCACGATATTTGGGGTTATTAAGATCAGGATCACAATTTCAAGGAGGAGGACAAACTTTTGAATTAGTTTATGATGTGGATTTTTCAACGCAGTTTAATAATGAAGGTTTTATAAATAGAACGGTTAGACCTACTTTTGACCAAAATAATACTATAATTAACTATGTTATAACAAAACAAGAAGTTGTTGTTAATGGGGCGACTAAAGTGTTTAAAAAGGTTATAAACCCACAAGACGTTGTACCGTTCTTTAATTTCTTTTTACCTGAAAGAAATGTTTTGGGTGTTACCTCTGTTATACAAAAAGACGGAACACAATACCAAACGACACCTACGTTCGCCGAATTCACAACATCAACAAATAGGTGGTATGAAGTCGACTCATTGGTTGAAGATACTATATTTGTGGAAGACCCAACAAAACCAACAGACAATGCGGGTGTAAAGGTCGGAAAATATATAAAAACTCAAAATAGGTTTATAACAGAATACACCCCTGAAGGGTTTTTAAAATTACAGTTTGGCGGTGGTACAACAACACCTGAACAACAACTTAATAATTTTACAAATACGGGGGTTAAATTAAATTTAGCTAATTATCAGAATAATATTGGTTTAGGATTAACTGTCATCCCAAACACAACTTTATTTATACAATACAGGATTGGTGGTGGTTTATCATCTAATATTGGTGTAGGGGCAATTAATCAATTAGGTCAAATTGATTTTAGTGTAAACGGACCATCACAACAAATTAATACAAACGTATTACAATCTTTAACGGTGAATAATGTAACTGCTGCGATTGGAGGAGCAAATCAACCAACAGTTAATGAAGTTAGAAATATGGTCTCTTTTAATTTTGCTGCACAAAAAAGAGCGGTAACAATTAATGACTATAAGTCATTGATTGAAACAATGCCTGGTAAATTTGGGGCACCCGCTAAAGTTCAAATTAGTGAATTTAATAATAAGATATCTGTTAAAATATTATCATATGATGTTTCAGGGGCACTAACACAAACAATATCAAATAACCTCATTACTAATTTGGCAACCTATCTATCTAAATACAGAATGATAAATGATTATATTTCTGTTGAAGTGGCAAAAGTTATTGATTTGGAATTTGAGTTTTTTGTTGTTTTAGATTCTGCTGGAAGTCAGTCACAGGTAATCACAGAAATTATAAATACCACGTCTAATTTTATGAGTCCGGCAAATAGAGATTTAGGACAAAACGTAAATATATCTGAATTAAATAGACAGATACAAGACATTGCTGGTGTGAATACACTTAGTGAAGTTAAAATATATAATAAGGTTGGGGGACAATACTCATCATCAGAAACCTCACAATCTTATGAAGATCCTACAACAAAACAAATAAAACTAATTAATAATACTATTTTTGCCGAACCTGACCAAATATATCAAATAAGGTTCCCAAATAGAGACATCAAGGTTAGTGTATTGAATCTAAACACAGTCGACTTTGCTTAAATTATTTATTTTGAAAATTTATAACTTATTTTAAAATTGATAAAATAACTATTTATCAACAAAGGTTATAATGGGAAATAAATATAGATTTAGAACAACACCAGGTCAAGATAGGAATATTAGAATGAACATCGAACAAGATTTTGATTTCATTGAAATATTATCTTTAAAATTAAAACAATCTGACGTTTATACAAGATTTTGTGCCGATTATGGAGTTGTTACAGGAAGGGTAATCGCTAACGGCGGTTATGGAGTACCTAATGTTGCAATATCTGTTTTTGTGCCCTTAACACAAGAAGATGAAAACGATGTAGTAATTTCTACATTATATCCATACAAAAGAGTTGATCAAAAAAACGAAGACGGTTATAGATATAACCTTTTACCTTACGAAAAAGAATACGGAGGACACACACCAACAGGAACATTTCCTAGTAGGGAAGATGTTCTTACAAGACAAGAGGTTTTAGAGGTTTATGAAAAATATTATAAATATACTGTAAGAACTAACGATAGTGGTGATTTTATGATTGTTGGTGTCCCATTAGGGATACAAACAGTTATCATGGACATGGACATATCAAATATAGGGTGCTTTTCACAAAGACCATCAGATTTGATTAGAATGGGTATGGGTGTAGAATCACAATTTGCCGGAACACAATTTAGATCATCAACAGATTTAGATTCATTACCACAAATAATAAATTCAAAAAAAGATGTTGATGTTGCTTCATTTTGGGGGGAAGGGGACATATGTAATGTTGGTATCACAAGAGTCGATTTTGATTTAAGAGATTTAGGTATTGTAATAGAACCACAAGCGATTTTTATGGGGTCTCTATTTTCAACAACAGACGACGATGCTTTAGGTATTAATTGCAAACCAAAATTTGATACAGGTAATCTTTGTGATTTAGTTACGGGA